GAGACTAAACTTGAGATTGCTCTGGCTGGATTTACAAAAGATGAAATCAAAGTTTATACAGAGTATGGTAAACTCACAGTCAAAGGGGAGAAAGAAGCAACCACCGAGGAGGGACAATACCTTCATAAAGGACTTGCTCATAGGAACTTTGAAAGATCATGGACACTTGCTGAGGGAACGGAAGTTACTAATGTGACTTTTGAAAATGGACTTCTCAGTGTGCTTGTGAAGAAGATTGTTCCTGAACACCATGCTCGTAAGGATTATCTCTAAATAAAACTGAATATCGTCGTCGCAGACGGAGGGGCAACTGGCCAAATCCAGTTGACGCCCCTCTTTTTTATTGCTAAACTACTAGGAGGTACACACTAAAGATGACTGTAAAACTTTTGCTGCTGAAGTCCGGTGAGGACGTGATTGCTGATGTAAGTGAGATGGCAGTGGGTGAAGACGCAGACAAGAAAGTTCTTGGATATTTTCTTGATAAACCCTGTGTTGTCAAGATTCTGAATGCTGAGCAGCAGGAAGAAGGAGATAAGAAGGCAGCGTTTAATGTTTCAATGTATCCCTGGTGCCCCCTTGCAGAAGACAGTGTTATCCCTCTTCCTGTAGACTGGGTGGTAACAATTGTTGAACCTAAACAAAAACTCAAAGAAATGTATTTGGAGGATGTAGTCGGAAATGGACAAGATAGTGAAGGTGATTCTGCTGACGAACAGCGAGAGACTGATCAGTGAAATTGAAGAGGTAGGTGCTGAGATTGGTGAACCAGATTGCAAGTTGATCAATCCCATGGAGATTTGGGAAAGTAACAACCTTGCCCCATGGATGATGGATCATACAATGCAAGACACTTTTATGATTAGTTCGGATAAGATCATCACACTTGCTGATCCTATGCCAACATTGCTTGAAAAATACCTAGAACAGACTAAATGAAATTTTACACCAACGTTCAGCTGATCGGTAATCAGTTTTTGGTTCGTGGAGTTGAAGACGGAAAGCGATTTGAAATCAGGGATAGTGAATTCTGTCCCACACTTTTCGTTAAAAGTAAAAGAGAAACCAAGTACAAAACGCTGGATGGTGAGAGTGTAGAACCTATTCAACCTGGACAGGTTCGTGATTGTCGTGAGTTCTATAAGAAATATCAGGATGTAGATGGTTTTCCCATCTATGGTAATGATCGGTACATTTATCAATACATCTCTGAGAAGTATCCTCAGGATGAAGTCAAGTTTGACATTAGTAAGATCAAACTAGTGACACTTGACATTGAGACGACTGCTGAGCAAGGATTTCCTGATGTTGAATCTGCATCAGAACAGATTCTGGCAATCACTATTCAGGATTATACCTCTAAGCAGATCATTACATGGGGTGTAAAGCCATTCATCAATAAACAAAAGAATGTTACTTATCATCATTGTGTTGATGAGCATAGTCTTCTGAATAGTTTTATCAATCATTGGATGCAGGATGTTCCTGATGTTATCACAGGTTGGAACATTCAACTGTTCGATATCCCATACATCTGTAAGCGTCTCAACAGGGTGCTTGGAGAAAAACTGATGAAACGATTCTCACCGTGGGGACTGGTGAGCGAAAGTGAGATGTATATTCAGGGACGTAAGCACATCATCTTTGATGTTGGTGGCGTCACTCAACTAGATTATCTTGATCTGTATAAGAAGTTTACTTATAAAGCACAGGAATCATATCGTCTGGATTATATTGCCAGTGTAGAACTGGGACAGAAGAAACTTGATCACTCTGAATACGATACATTCAAAGACTTCTACACAAATGGATGGCAGAAGTTTATTGAATACAACATCGTTGACGTAGAACTGGTTGACAGGTTGGAAGATAAGATGAAACTTATCGAACTTGCCCTGACGATGGCTTATGATGCAAAGGTGAATTATAACGATGTGTTCTATCAAGTTCGCATGTGGGACAACATCATCTATAACTATCTGAAGAAGAGGGATATTGTTATTCCTCAAAAACGCCAGACGGATAAGAACGAAAAGTACGCAGGTGCTTATGTCAAAGAACCGATTCCGGGAAAGTATGATTGGGTTGTTAGTTTTGATCTTAACAGCCTGTACCCTCATCTTATTATGCAGTACAACATTTCCCCTGAGACGCTCCTTGACGAGCGACACCCAACAGTTACCGTTGATAAGATACTTAATGAGGAGATAAATTTTGAACTCTATAAGGACAATGCGATTTGTGCCAACGGTGCAATGTATCGTAAAGATGTCCGTGGGTTCCTACCTGAACTGATGGAGAAGATGTATGGAGATCGTGTCGTCTTTAAAAAGCGAATGCTCAAAGCCAAGCAAGAGTATGAGAAGACGCCTACTAAAGCACTTGAAAAAGAAATCGCCCGATGTAACAACATTCAAATGGCGAAGAAGATTTCTCTTAACTCTGCTTATGGTGCTATTGGTAATCAATACTTCAGGTATTACAAACTAGAAAACGCAGAAGCAATTACTTTGTCTGGACAAGTTTCAATCCGTTGGATTGAGCAGAAGATGAACGAGTATCTAAATAATCTGTTAAAAACGGAGAAAGAGGATTACGTAATTGCATCCGACACAGACTCAATTTATCTTAATCTTGGACCTGTTGTTGATAAATTTCTTGCTAATCGCTCTAGCGACAAAGCAAAGGTTGTGGAGTTACTTGATATGGTTTGCCGTGACAAACTGGAACCGTACATCGACGAATGTTATAGCAACCTCGCGACGTATGTATCGGCGTATGATCAGAAGATGCAAATGAAGCGTGAGAATATTGCTGATCGTGGCATTTGGACTGCGAAGAAGCGATATATTCTCAACGTGTGGGATAGTGAAGGTGTTCGCTACGAAGAACCTAAACTGAAGGTGATGGGCATTGAATCTGTCAAATCATCCACACCGGCTCCCTGTCGCCAGATGTTGAAAGATGCATTCAAAATTCTGATGACTGGTTCTGAAGATGAGATGATTAAGTTCATCGACTCTAAACGTGATGAGTTTAAGAAGTTGCCACCTGAGGAAGTGTCTTTCCCCAGATCTGTGTCTGACGTGGTAAAATATAAATCCCATGCAAGCATCTACACTAAAGGAACTCCTATTCACGCTAGAGGCGCACTACTCTACAATCACTATATCAAAGAGAAAAAACTTGATGCCAAGTATTCTCTTATTCAGAACGGCGAAAAAATCAAGTTCTGTTATTTGAAAAAACCAAATCACATTCATGAGAATGTCATCTCATTTATTCAAGATTTTCCTAGGGAATTGAATCTTGACAAGTACGTTGATTACGACTTACAATTTGAAAAGTCATTCCTTGAACCTCTAAAAGCCATCCTTGATGCTATTGGATGGAGTGTTGAAAAAACTGTAAACCTGGAACTATTTTTTGGCTGATGGATCTTCCTATCGATGATAAAGAACTCGCTACTATTGTGAGTGCATTGAGACTGGGTGGTGATGCCGCTCTGTATCAAAAATTGAATACTATTAAAAATATTCGTGAGGAAAACCCAGGTGGCCCTTACAAAAAGATCGCTCGTGAACAATTTGGATTTGTACTGTAATGGATTTTCTTAAAGAGATTGTAAAAGAGATTGGAGATGACTACACAAAACTCGCATCCGATATTGACGATACTGAACAATATGTGGACACGGGTTCATACATTTTCAACGGACTTGTTTCAGGGAGTATATTTGGTGGTGTATCTGGGAATAAGATTACTGCCATTGCTGGGGAGTCTAGCACTGGAAAAACTTTCTTCTCGCTTGCAGTTGTCAAGAACTTCCTGGATTCTAATCCTGATGGGTATTGCTTATATTTTGACACTGAAGCCGCTGTTAACAAATCTCTTCTCGCAGATAGGGGTTTAGATCTCAATCGTGTTGCTGTTGTCAATGTTGTTACAATTGAGGAGTTCCGTAGTAAAGCACTTAAGGCAGTTGATCTATACTTAAAAAAACCTGTAGACGAACGCAAACCCTGTATGTTTGTGTTAGACTCTTTGGGGATGCTTTCCACAGAGAAGGAGATTACAGACGTTCTGAACGACAAGCAAGTTCGTGACATGACTAAATCACAACTTGTCAAAGGTGCTTTCAGGATGCTGACTCTGAAACTGGGACAAGCAAACATTCCTATGATCGTTACCAACCACACTTACGATGTCATTGGCGCATATGTTCCTACAAAGGAAATGGGAGGAGGCAGTGGACTCAAGTATGCTGCTTCTACAATCATCTATCTCAGCAAGAAGAAAGAAAAAGATGGAACAGAAATCGTTGGAAACCTTATCAAGGCAAAGACTGCTAAGTCGCGTTTGAGTAAGGAGAATAAGGATGTTACTGTTCGTCTTTATTACGATAATCGCGGTTTGGATCGCTATTATGGTTTGCTTGAACTGGGCGAACTTGGTGGACTTTGGAAAAATGTGGCTGGACGCTATGAAATAGATGGTAAGAAAGTCTATGCAAAGGCAATTTACAAAGATCCAGAACAATACTTCACCCCAGAGGTGATGGAAAAATTAGACGAGATTGCAAAACAGGAGTTTAGTTATGGACAATGTTGAGTTTCTAATTCTTAGAAACCTACTTCATAATGAGGAATATGTCCGTAAGGTAATTCCATTTATCAAAGCAGATTATTTTGAGAATCGTAGTCAAAAGATTGTCTACGAAGAGATTCTTAAGTTTGTAGAGCAATATAATAAACCAGTCACTAAAGAGATTCTCTGTATTGAAACGGAGAAGCGTCAGGATATTACTGATGGTGACTATAAAGAAATCACTCAACTCATTTCTTCATTAGAAGAAGCACCTACAGAGTTTGATTGGTTGGTGTCCACCACTGAGAAGTGGTGTCGTGATCGTGCCATCTATCTGGCATTGATGGAGTCCATTCAGATTGCTGATGGACAGGACGAAAAGAAAAATCGTGATGCCATTCCAACAATCCTTTCAGATGCCCTTGCAGTGTCATTCGACACTCATGTTGGACATGATTATCTTCAGGATTATGAACAACGTTATGAGTCATATCACAAGAAAGAAGACAAAACCGAATTCGACTTGGAGTATTTCAACAAGATTACGAAAGGTGGTTTGCCTAACAAGACGCTTAATATTGCTCTCGCTGGCACTGGTGTCGGTAAGAGTTTGTTTATGTGCCATGTCGCTGCTTCGGCACTCCTTAACGGAAAAAACGTGCTATACATCACGCTTGAAATGGCTGAAGAAAAGATTGCAGAGCGAATTGATGCAAACCTTCTCAATGTACCCATTCAAGAGATAGCAGATCTTCCTAAGATGATGTATGAGAGTAAGGTGACAAAACTCTCAGAAAAGACTCAAGGCACCCTAATTATTAAGGAGTATCCTACTGCTTCAGCACATGCAGGACATTTCCGTGGTTTGCTTAATGAACTCGCTATTAAGAAATCATTTCGTCCTGACATTATTTTCATTGATTACCTTAATATATGTGCTTCCTCTAGGTATCGCGGAAACCTTTCTGTCAATTCATATAGCTATATCAAAGCTATTGCTGAAGAACTTAGAGGACTCGCTGTCGAAGCGAACGTACCTATCGTATCTGCCACCCAGACTACCCGTTCTGGTTATGGTAGCTCTGATGTTGAGCTTACTGATACTAGTGAGTCCTTTGGCCTCCCTGCTACTGCTGATTTTATGTTTGCCCTTATTTCAACTGATGAGCTTGAAGAACTCGGGCAGATTATGGTGAAGCAGTTGAAGAACCGATACAATGATCCGACTGTTTACAAGCGTTTTATTGTTGGTATTGATCGTGCAAAAATGCGTCTTTATGATTGTGAACAAACTGCTCAGACTGATATGGTTGACAGTGGACAAGATGAGGAGTATACTTACGATGACAAACCTAAAAAATCATTTGATGGTTTCAAATTCTAATGTATTCTGTATTTGATCCAACTGGCAAAAAGATCGCTGACTGTGGATCATTGAGAGACGCAACCAACTTAGTTGGAATGCGTGGCGAAGGACATTACTACCAATACAAACCAGTTTATCAAACTGTAGATATCAAACCTGCTCAAGATCAACTCCCTACAACAGATATCGTCGTAAATATGGACGGTGGTGTTGGTGGTTCTTGGTTTGAAGTCGCAGGACAAACACTGCAAATGCAACAATCTGAATTACCTGAAGTAGATTTATGAACAACTACACTGAATTTGTTAAGCAAACCACCAGTGCTCCTAGTCTCGACTACGCAGTAATGGCAACTCGGTTTGCAGAACTTGAAGCAAACGGAACTAACACAACTCAACTTCTTACTGCTGCCCTTGGACTGACTGCAGAAGCAGGTGAGTTTACTGAAGTTGTGAAAAAGATTGTCTTTCAAGGTAAACCCTACAATGAGGACAATGTGTTCCACATGAAGCGTGAACTGGGTGACATCTGTTGGTATCTTGCTCAAGCATTCATGGCACTGGATACTAATTTTGAAGAGATTCTTGATATGAATATCGAGAAACTCTC